ACTTTGGAATAAATTTCTAAACCATTCTTTTTCTTTCCGAAGTGTTCCATTCCTTCCGGGTGCTCTGTAGTGGGTTCATCTTTTGAATAATAAGGATGATCTTTACATTTTATAAAAATATGGAGTCCGTTTCCACTGGGAGATACTTCGGTATAACTAACAAGTGTGGATAATATTTCTTGAAATTCTTTTTTTATAGTTCCATCGGGATTAAAACAATGATCTAGATCTATTCCAACAAACCCATTTCCATCAAATACAAACCCTATGCCTTTTTCTTTTGAAGATACTATATTGCATACATCGGAAAAATGTTTCCATTGAGACGGATTTGTAGTTGATGCTTTGACACCGGTTTTTGAATATGGGATTTTCGTGGGTTTGTTATCTTTGTTTAGTTCTAGTTTCCATCCTACCCAGTTGGGAAGGTCTTTAAGTTCTTGTGGAACGGTTTCATACATTCAATCACCCGGTTTCTTTTCTAGGTAGTCGGATAACTTTTTAACGGTCTCGTAAGATACATTACCAGCATTCCCGCGCGCAATTTTCCATACCGTCTGATAATTCACCCCCGCGCCTTCAGATACACGTTTCCAATTCCTGTCACCGAGAGCGAGTATAATTTGTTCCAATGTCAACATAATACATCTTATGTTTTAATAGTATATAAATGTTTGCGAAAGTGATTGTAGTTGTATCAAAAGATATAAATATTAATAGTGATTACATATATACATGAATTTTGAAAAGTGTAATATCACGCCAATAGAAACTATATACAAAAATTATAGATTTCGTAGTAAATTGGAAGCCCATTGGGCAGTATGTTTTGAATTGATGGGGTTGAATTGGACATATGAATATAATGGATACGATCTCGGGGAACTTGGTTGGTATTTGCCAGATTTTATTTTAACTTCTCCGTATGGACAGAAATATGTATATGAAATAAAACCACATGGATACCAAGGAAGCGAAGAAAAATTACATGCGTTGATTAATTCAAATATCGGATTTAGTGGTGGTTATATATTACGTGGAGACCCCGTTAATGTTATTATAAATGATGCTAATGGGAATTTGGTTGTTTGCCCAAGATGTGGAATTATACAATTAAATAATGGGCATTCAAATAGTATATCGTGTTGGGTCTGTGATACTAATACCCCTAGTGGGGGAATGCACCCGGAAGAACAGAGTTTGGTATTTAAAGATATAAAGTATTATCCACATAAAGGGGATATAGTATTATCAGAAAAAAATCTAATAATATTTAATAGATTTATAAATGCTGCTGCACGCAAAGCGAGAACCGCCAGATTTGATCACGGAGAATATGGAACGGTTGTTGAAAACAAAAATATTGTAGAAAACGACGATTATCATCTTCTTTATGATATAATAAAATCATATATTGCAAAATATCCGAGTGAAATGCTAAAATTATTATCATGCCTTCCAGAAACAAAAGATTATAGAATATTTTTGCCCGATTGTGGTCACAAATTTATAGATTCTAAAATGGATTGGTGTTTTAGTAAAAACGAATGTGGAAAAATATCTGATTCTCGCAGACATTCCTCTGAATTACAAGAAATATTTAAAAACCCGTTGGATATAGTTTATAGATTCGGAACGTCAAATACAAACGTATCTTATTATATAGTTCATTTAATAAGGACTGATAGATATAACATAAATAAAGAAGTTGATAAATATTATATACACGATTCGCATATAAAATATTTGATATGGGGATATCCACAATACCATGAAGATAATGTCATACCTCCTAGAAAATTCATTAAACAAATGAATATCAATTATTTAAAAGATCCAATAATAAATAGGATGGTATAATACAAAGCCCGTTCCGCCCGCTTCGAACACGGCGAATCCGGCGCAACATAGAAAACTATATAATGAATGGACGCGTATACTATTCCATGCAGAAAATTGTTATCAACAAATGTTATGGTGGATTTGGGCTTTCCCATAAAGCGGTTATGCGGTATGCTGAAATTAAAGGGATCAAACTTTATCCTTATTTAGATGATATCACTAAAAATATTTATAAAGAGCGTGCCACTTTCGATAATCCGGAAATATTTGTGAATTATACAACAAAACCAAAGAAACGCGATTCGTCTGATAAGTGGATCAATGATAATTATTTTTCACTGTATAATATTGAGCGCACAGACCCAGCTTTAATCCAAGTGGTTTCTGAAATGGGGAATGAAGCAAATAGCAGACACTCCGAACTTAAAATCGTAAATGTTCCCGATGGTGTTGAATGGGAGATTGAAGAATATGATGGGTTTGAAAGTATTCATGAGAAGCATAGGAGTTGGGGGTAAAATGAAGAAATATATTTTTATAATTTTGATTATATTAATGTATGTGGCTCCTATATCCGCATTAGCAAATGTAACGTATCCGCAGGAGTATTATCAGATTTCCGAAGAACTTTTTAAAGTTCCACAGAATAATAAGTTCGTTATTTATGAAGGAGCATTCGGTGTAAACAGCACGTTTTGGAATGGTGTCCAATATCTTCAAATGGAGAAACAAAATATTTTGTTAGAGAAACAAAACGAACTACAAGCAGAACTCATAAACGCGCAGTGGGTTGAGACGTGTTGTGCACCGAAATCGGTTTATGCCGGATATATGAATTTATCAGCGTGGAAGTCTGAATGTGCAAACGCAGGATATCCGGTGGGTTAAAATGAAAACTTGTTTTATAAAGAAATCCAAAAGCGGATTAAAAGCATTATTTGACATGTTTGTAACTCTTGTGGTAATGGGTTGGCCTATTGTGGTAGGATTTTATATCATATTATTTATATTAAATCCCATTCAGAACCCCACTACATTTAATCAGGCATTGGATCGGATGAATTGGAATATGAGCACCGGGACAATTTATGCTCTTATTGTGGGAATAATTGCTATTATATATAATTTTGCTATTGGAATCCCATTGGTCGCGTGTTATATTTTAGGGGAGGATTAATATGACCCAAACATCCGTCTCCGAAGAAACAATTGCCGAAGCCCTTGCTTTGAGAACATTGGTTAAAAAATTTATAGAGGACAATAAAATTTGTTGTGCAGAGTCGGTTTATCAAACCGATTGTGTTTCGGAAAATTCGTTGGATTTTATCGGGTCGTTGTGTGAAGTTGTTGGGTATTATGAGGAGGATGATTGAAAATGAACACGACGACAAACGTTTTCAAATATTCCGAAATAACAACTCCATTATTTGGAATGCTGATTGCGGTTTTGGGAATATTTCTAATGGCGGGTTATAATTCTATAATAAGTGGATCTTTTAATGTGAATGAGTTTGTTGGTTGGTCAATACCATTTATTGCACTGGGCCTATATACCACAGCGTTTGGTGTTTTAAATTCATTTTCACCCCACCAACCAAACTTATAAATACTAACGCGTCCTACATAGATACGCGATTTTGAAGCAATGCAGCTTCCGACCGCACAGAACCGACAAACGAACAAAACGAATGGAGAATTATTGTGATTGATTTAAATAAGATTTCAAAGAGCGCTCCCCCAAAAAAGCCACGTGTAATCATTTATGGCCCCGAAGGAATTGGTAAATCCACTTTCGGGGCGATGGCACCCGATACGATTTTTATTCTGACGGAAGATGGGTTGGGAGACATTGACGCACCAGCAATCCCACAGGATGAAAATGGCAAACCCCGTTCTGCAAATTCATTCAATGAAGTAATGGATTGTATTCAGACACTTGCAACCACAGATCACGGTTACAAGACCGTTGTAATAGACACATTGGATTGGTTAGAACCCCTTATTTGGAAAGCAACATGTAAGCGTCTCAAAGTGGAATCCATTGAGGAACCGGGATATGGGCGTGGATATGTAGAGACTATGCAGGAATGGCAGGAATTTTTTGATGCTGTAACATATTTGCGTGACACTAAAGACATGACCGTGATTATGATCGCGCATTCCACGGTTTCAAAAATTGAAGATCCGATGCATTCTGCGTATGATAAGAACTGTCTTAAACTTCACAAGCGCGCGGCTGCAAAAGCAGCAGAGTATGCAGATGTGATTGGTTTTTGTGAACTTAAGACTTTAACACGCAGTGAGAAGTCCGGGTTTGATAAGACACGCAACATTGCCATGTCAACCGGAGAAAGGATTCTGCGCGTTTCGCCCACGGCGGGGTGCGTGGCAAAGAAGCGTTACCGCGATATGCCTGATGAAATGCCGCTGGATTATACTGAATTTGAAAAGTATATTCCGGGTGGAAGTGGAAAGAAAGAGGAATAAATATGGGATTTCTGGAAGATGTTAAAAAACATATGGATAATGAATATCCAGAAACACGTCTGCCAATAATCCCAAAAAAGAAAACATTTGCAATTCACATTCCCGAGCAGACGTTTTATACCACTGCCAATACTTTGGAAGAAGCGGAACAGATTGCAAGTGATGAATATGCAAATTTACATGACGAAATAAAGGAGATTAATAAAAATGACTGAATTAAACTTCGACAGTACTGTTATTGAGCCAACTGGGAAATTTACCCCAATCCCCGTGAACGATTATTTGGCTGTTATCACCGACAGCGAGATGAAGGATACAAAGAAGGGCGATGGGAAATATCTGCTTCTTACATACGAGGTTGTGGAAGGAGAATTCTCCGGCAGGAAGATTTTTGAAACGCTCAACCTCGTCAACTCTAACCAGACTGCTGTAGAAATCGCACAGCGCGCGCTTTCTGCCGTTTGCCGTGCAACTGGTGTCCTTCACCCGAAAGACAGTTCCGAACTTCACGGAAAGCCGTTGGTTATCAGCGTGGGTATTCGCGCGGGATCGAATGGCTTCGACGAAAAGAACGTGATAAAAGGTTATTCCCGTGTCGATGGGAAAGAACTTAAAGACGTGACGGATGCAAGTGCACCGGTTAAGGGTGCGACAGCGCCGGTTGGCGGAGCCAAGAAAAAGCCTTGGCAGAAGTGAAACAAACAAAATCATTTTTTGAGGATTGATTATGTCTGGAGAAATTAAAGCGTTGTCGTTTTGGGTGTTGTCTGGAATAATATTGGGATGTTTAATAACACTAATATTTATAGGAGGGGGAGGTTTAAATTATAGTGCGGTTCAAACAATTCATGTTGTAGATAAATATTCTAATGGGGGTAGTTTTAGTATAGTAACATGCGACCAAGTTTATTATACTTCCGATCCATTGGTGTTTACAAAAATTGTTGAAAACGGAACATATAAAGTGAAGTTTTCTAATAACCCATTGACACATTATTCTATATTGACAGATGTTATAAGTGGAGACACTATTCCAAAGGGATGTAATTATTAAAATCGACCTCTTTTTTCGGTTCGCTGTTCCGGAGAGAGGTATAGAGGAAATTTAAAATGGAGAAGAATCTTATTATTTCCAATTGTTTACAGTGTTATCATTTTTACCACTCGTCGTCAGAACGTCATGGAGAAAGTTTGTCTGCTCGTGAGCATCCAAATATTGGATATAAACTTGTAACATATTCAGAACAAGAGTCTTTTCTGGAATGGTGTCCATTATGATTGAGATTGTTATTCCGTTGTCGCAGATTCCGAAAAAGTGGTTGTTAATATCAACATTAATTATATTGGGATTTATTATGTGCGGAGTATCAAAATTAGTTGGCCTTGGGAATTCTGATTGCCCTGTATATTCGGCCGGAATATTTTGTATTGTTTGCGCTATAATTGCCATGTTTTATTTTACTTTTGAATATGCAATTTCTGTAGTGCCTCCGGTTGATACTTATAATATAACAGTTCCAATATCTTTTAAGGTGACGTAAAATGGTAACAATAGAACAAGAAGCAATTGTTGTATTAGGATTAACAATTTCGTTTTGGGTTGCATATTTTTCTTATATGTGGGGAATAATAATTGGTTTTACATTCGGAATTGCAATGTCAGCGGTTTTATGTTTTATAGATTGGTGTGAGGAAGATCCGAATTTTTCTCTTTTTGATTGGGGGAAAAGGAAAGGGAAATTAATATATGGTGAGGATATTGTTGCAATTAAAAATGAACACGGAGAAATCGAATGGAAATTTTTAAAGAGGTGACATAAAATGGTAAAACTACCCCTACCCCCACATACAGAAACGATAGATTTGATTTATAAAGGATACTTAGATCGTGTTAAAGACTTTAGGAGACTACATCTTGGGGCGAGTGTAATAGGAAAGGAGTGCCCCCGAGCCCTATGGATGGATTTCCGATGGGCAAGCGATCCGGGATTTGAAGCTAGGATGCTTCGTTTATTTGAGCACGGCTACAAAGAAGAAGATCGCATTATTGAAAATCTTCGTTCCGTTGGTATTACCATATATAGTCGTGATCCCGACAGCGGCGAGCAGTTAAATTTTAAAGAAGAAGAGTTTGGACATTTTTCTGGTTCTGTAGATGGAATTGGAGTAGGCTTTCCAGAAGCACCAAAGACTTTTCACGTTCTCGAATGTAAAACTAGTTCAAAAAAGTTGTACGATAAACTTGTGAGGGAAGGAGTGGAGAAAGCAAAATACCAACACTACTGTCAGATGCAAGTTTACATGCGATGGTCTAAATTAGAACGTGCCTATTACATTGTTTGTTGTAAAGACGATGATAGACTTTATGGAGAGCGTGTGTATTATAACAAGGACGTAGCGGGCAGACTTGTTGAAAAAGCGCGTCGTGTTATTTATAGTGATATTCCGTTAGAAAAACTCGGAGAATCCGAAAATGATTTCCGTTGTAAATTCTGCGACCACATAGATATTTGTTGGGGCCACAGACTACCTCTCGTTAGTTGTAGGACTTGCGCCTTTTCCACCCCCGAAGTCGATGACACGTGGACATGCGGGCGTGGAGAAAAACACGTTATTAGTGAGTTTGAGCAGAAGGTGGGGTGTGCGGCTCACATTTATATTCCAGAATTAGTTCCGTGTGAATTGGTTGGAGCAGATCCGGAAGCAGGAACTATAGAATACTCGGATGGAATTATAAACGGGCCGGGTCACATCGAGAGTAAGGATCTTGAAAAATTTATTATGGGTTGGAAATGATAGGAAATCGATGTCCCAAATGTGGTAGTTTGTTCTGTTGTATGGACGCAGAAAAAGTTGGCGATATAAAATTTTGGTTCTTTCAAAAGATGAAATATAGTTATAGATGTATGGATTGCGAGGCAGCGTGGATAGATCTTGTTTGGGTCACTCTATATAATGAGAAAAAAGCAAGAGGGGATTATTTATAATGCATGGATATATTGTGAGTGTTGATTTAGAAAAGGAGATTTGAAGAAGGGTGCTTAAAGTGGGAATGATTAAAACAACTTTTTATATATCTCTTATATTTATCCCAATTGTCGCTATATTAATTTTTATTATGGCTGGAATGGTTTACACTGGAATGGATGCAACAACCACACGTACATTAGAATGTCAAAATGTGGTTGTAGAAAATACTTTGGCTGTTAATAGTGGCGGAATGTCATACTTTATTATTGTGAATGACACTCCGCGCATGATATTGGACACTACAAAAATAAGTGTTATTAAGAAATGGGCGAAAATTAATTTGGGTGATATCGTTTATATGAAATTAGGAAAACAAACGGCGGTGTTTTGTTGAATATGAAATTTGAAGAAGAAATCAACCCTCTTATTGGTTTATCAATATTAATTATGTGTTTTGGAATATCATTTAGCTTACTGGCATTAATATTTAAACTTGTTGGTGATAACGAGTTGAATATTGCATGGTTTAATGTCGTTTGTGGATCATGCATTTTAATATTATTAACATATATTTATATAAATGTTATACTTTTCAGAGAAAAAGAGTCATGCGAAAAAGAAAAAAAAAGACGTGGATAGAAAAGGTTTGTGAGAAAGGATTTAAATGAAAATAATCTACAGGTTTTATATAACACGCCAATATGTTAGAGATCATCCGGAATTTTTATTTGTTTTTGGAGACAATGACGAGCGAAAAGGGTTTGGTGGTCTTGCAAAAGAAGTTCGCGGCGAACCAAATTCTATAGGGATACGTGTTAAAAAGTATCCTTCTTTATATGACAATTCATTTTATAAAGATTCAAATTTTTCAGAACAATCTTTAAAAATTTTGTGTGATATAGAACAAGTAAAAGAAAGATCCAAAAATTACAATGCTATTGTATTTCCTTCGAATGGAATAGGAACCGGATTGGCAGATTTAAAAAACAAATCTCCGAAGACGTGGGTGTATTTAAATAAATTGCTGTTTGAAGAGTTGGGGATTGAAAATGTATGGGATTCGATTAAAAATGATTAATGATTTAATATCATATTACTATTTAACACTATATTGGTCATTGCCATATATCATTTTTGGGGAATGTTTACTTATAATGGGGTTATATGTTTTCCCGTTATCAATTTATAAATATATTTTTTATGGGATGGGTAGTATATTTTGTTGTTTGGCAATATCATTTTTAATCATTTCGTGTTCGACGCGTCCTACAAAACTATAAATAGTTTTAAAACAATAGTATTACAAGTATGACACTCGAAAAACCAAAAGATGAAGAATGTGGGAATTGCTACTATTGTGTTTCAAAATTACTTGAACGACAACGTGAAGAATCAACCGGATTGTTTTCATCAAAAACTATTAAAGAAGCAAAAGAATTGTTTTGGTGTAGGAGAAATTCTCCGTCTCCGGTGTTAGTTGGAAGTAGTGAGGGAACTAATATCCAACGAATTGTATTAAGGCCACTTTGTGAAGAAGGCGTTCCAGTTGATTCTGATTATTGGTGCGGAGAATGGAGAAGGAGTAGATGAAAGTAAATACACAGTGTGTTTTAAAATATTTAAAACATGATTATAAAAGTATGATTACCCCCATCGTAATTATTGGAGAAATGTGTTTTGCAGCACTTTTAGCAATTGTTGTCCTCTATGATATTTCGGTAATTGTTGAAATAATATTTTCACATCTTTCGATAATTCTATTACCATCTGCATATACCTTGTTGAATGTTATAGCAGCAATAATTGTAATAGTGGTCACGTTCGGAGTTGCTATTTTTGGGAACAAAGAATGGTTTGAATATAAACCTTGGAAAGAAGGATACGGGTGGGGGTCGAACGATTTTGAAACTAAAGGTAGTGGAATAGTGTTCGTTCCGATATTTGGATTGGGATTATCAATATATTTACCATATTGGATCGTATATTTATTATTACAAAATTGGGAAAGTCCTTTGCTTTCTACAATTATATTTATTATTTTAATTTTAATTGGAACGCCAATTGGATGCGCGATTGCAAAGTGCAAGGAAGAATAAATTATGAAACGTCCAAAAAATAATATTGAATGTTTGCAACAGGTGCAGAAGTTCCGTGACGACGCGGTGAAAGATGGTTGGTTAATAAAACCTATGTATGATCGTGAATCTGTAGAATCGGCATCTAGTCTATCTAAAGATGGATTTTGTATGCAAATCCTAACGCGCACCAACGATTTAAATAAATATCCGAATGTAAAGACACTTTATGAAATTTCAATTTCTATATGGGGGCCGGATTCTCTTCAGATAGAACCTCCGCAAGAGTATGATATGCAAAAGATTGTTGAAGGTATGCGGTTTTGCAAGCATTGTGGCAAGACCGATGTTGACACATTTAGATATTCATTTGCCGGGAGATGTTGTAAGGATTGTTTGCCCGCATTTAGAGAGAAACACGAACAACCGGGATGGTGTAATTGATGTCAATAACAATGGACGAGAATTTAAAAATTAACCATTTAATTGCGATTTTAGAAGCAATGGAAGGAATTAATATTCCCTTTTCAACCGCAAAGAAAATGAGTGAAGTGTATTCGGAATTGAAAGAGTTTATTGAAAGGGAGGATGTGGTTGGGTAATATGGCGAAGCATCAACACGAAATGACAGAAGACGATTCCTAATTATGTTCTCATTGTGATAAACCAACTGGAAGGTGTGAAGATGATTCTTTATATTCAACTTTGTTGGATGATATTGAAAGAGGGCCACTTTGCGAATCGTGTTTTGAAATGTTTGAAAAAG